ATTTACAGCCCACACAGTGCATGGTGGAGTATTTTCAAGACTTCCGATCTGGGCGTTTGCTCCAATTACAGCAAAGTTCAGCAATACGCCAACAAAGAAACTTCAACGCTGGAGTGTACTTGGTACAGAGTGTGAAGTGATCGCGCCACTGTATCTTAAGGACTATAGAGTGAAAACTCATTTTGGTGAGGGGACGTACAAGTTCACTGTAGACTTCACTGATGGAATGTTTAGCGAAGATCCTGAGCAACACAAGTCACTTCATTTTATTGAGTTAAATGAAACATACGCATTGCTGCCAAATAACGAGTGCAGGTTTGTTGACTCGCACTTTGTTGAAGATACAGCAATTGAATACAAGAGAAACATAGAATACTTTACAACGGAGGAATAATGAGCACATTTCAAAAGTCTGATTCATGGCACGCAGAACGAGCAAAAGGTATCGGTGGTTCAGAGATTGCAGCTATTCTTGGAATCTCACCATATACAACTGCTTATGAGTTATGGCTTGAGAAAACTGGCAAGAAGCCACGCATGGACATCTCACACTTGCCACACGTTCAGCGGGGTATTTTAGGAGAAGACGTTTGTAGAATGATGCTTGAACGCAGTCAGCTAAAGTCGTACAAGCCTAAAACGTGGCAGGGTCTTAAGCCGTGGCACCGTTGCTCTGATGACGGATGGAATCTTGATGACAATGTGATCTTGGAGATCAAGTGCATGGGATCTCAAAACCATCAGCTTGCAAGTGAAGGAATTGTGCCAGATTATTATGCGTGCCAAGTGCAATGGAACTTGTTTGTGTCAAAAGCTTCCAAGTGTTTGTTTATTTCATTTAAGCCTGAAGATGAATCAATGCACATTGTAGAAGTGTTGCCGAAGATTGATGAGCAAAAGAAAATCGAAGAGGCTGTTGATTTCTTTTGGTTATCCAATGTACAAGCAGATATTCCACCAGCGTTGAAGGAAAAGGATTATGTCAGGATCGCAGACAAAAAACTCGAAGAAACTCTCGCAGAATACGAAAGACTCCAAAAAGAATCAAAAGCTATTGAAGGACAGATTGAAGCTCTTAAAGAAAGTGTACGCGAGTATGTTAAAAACCACCCAGCGATCTCCACGCCATCTGGATATAGAATCAGCTTATCTTCTCGTAAAGGTGGTGTCGATTATGCAAAGTATTGCGGTGATAAAGGAATCACGCCTGAAGAACTCAAAGCTTACGAAAAAAAGCCTGTAGAAGTATTTTCAATTAAAAAGTCAGCAAGCTTCTTTGCGCCATAAGTTTGACACTGTTGCAGCCTATGGGAATCATAGTACCATAATAATATGAGGCTGCGAGAAGCAATCTTAAGACTAGAGGGATGCCACAATATACCGACACTCTTTTCTGTATCGAGTGAACTTGCTGAAGTATTTGCTGGAAACAATGTAGTATTAGAATACCTGTCTGACATCGCGTGTGAAATCCTTGAAGGGTTTGAAGACGATATGCTCACAGATGAAGAGTTAGAGCGTGGTCGTAAACAGCTTTTCTCAAGAAGAGTATTCACTAATGGCTCGCTACCCGAAGCCTAGCGAAGAAGATTTTGTCTTCTTTAGAATATATAAAAAAAGAAAGAACGATGCCAAGTGGCGAAAGATTAAATGGAATCTTTCGTTTAAAGATTTCCTATATCTGTCAAAAAAAAATTGTTTTTTTTGTAATGCAGAACCAAGTAACGAAATATCAAAATCAATAGATGTTGCTAAAAGTAAAAGGCATATTAAATTTCAAGGCATTGATCGTATAGATTCTAAACTAGGTTATTCTAAAAATAACGTGCTCCCATGTTGCTGGGTTTGTAACAGAATTAAAAACAATACAAGTGCTATGGAGTTTTTATGCCACGTTCAAAAGATGCTCCCAAAGCTGACAACTTTAGTTATCAGAAATGTAGAAACAAGAAGTGGGAAAAAAGATACGGAAACAGCGTTAGGGTTGGAAGAAGAGATTATTCGATTGTCTTCTGTGAAGTTATCATAGATGATTCGAGAGATCGTATTGCTGGTCTCTGTGATCCTAATAATCATGCTATTTACGTTGACGTAACAACAGAGGTTGAATCAACTCTGTTGCATGAAATATGTCATGCAGAAATATATGAGGCAGGATTCCACCAGCGAGAAGATTGGGACTCAAATCTTGAAGAACAAATTGTTGAATGTATATCTCAAGGTATTGCTCACGCTTTCTCTTTGCGCAAGCGTTCATAAGCATTTGCCTTCTCAGGGAGCTTCTTCCCCTTTGATGCCTTATCATACTCTTTGATAGTCTTCTCACTAATGCCAGCTTTCTTTGCACCAGCAGAATGAAAAAATCTACGTTGTGCGTCTGATTTGTATGGCATTATTTTTGTTCTCCATATTGTTGTTGTAGCCATTGATAAACGTCTGGGCCATATTTTTGAGCCATTACTTTACTTCCAGCGGCAGTTCCAGCACCAATTAAATTAGCTATTGCTTCATTTGAAAGCGCCTGTCCTACTCTAGTTCTTAATGCCCCTGATTTAAGGGCTTTCCCAGCAAACATTGCAGCACCAGCTTCAGGGCTTGCAGCAGTAACAGCAGCCTTTGTCTCACTTAATAAGGGACGAGTGGCTTCAGATGTAGCCATTTGATATGCTGGTTTTTGAACTGTCAAAAGATTGCCCATATCTTTATTATTTACTTTATAAATATCAGCGGTTTCTTTACCAAGAGATTTTTCAATATAATCTTCAGCGCCTTCTTGGAAAATTTTTCTAACTTGTTTTCCAATTTTGTCACCAGATTTTGTTTTTGCCAAAGTATCCCATGCACTTTGTGGAATTGATTCGCTCCAATCTCTTTTGATCTGCGACAATTCTGATGAATTAAGTTTTACTTCTTTTGCAGGAATTTTAGTTACTTTTTGTTTTGTAATTGGAGTACCGCTTTGGTCAAGCAATCCAGTAGGAACATTTTCTACAAGTTCTTGCGCTGGCTTTGATTCGATTCTAGCCAACTGGTCGTCTATAAGACTTTTAAGTTCTTGAGCAACTTTTGCCGCTGGCTCAGATTTACCTTCTTTAATTACTACTTCTAATTCGTTGCTTAACTGTCTTAATTCTTTATCTACGTTTGAAAGACCTTTACCAGCAAGGTCAGCGGCTTTCTCTATTTCTTTATTTTGAAATGCAAGCTTATCTAATACTTCTTCTGTCTTTGCAACACGAGCCTCTGCTCCACCAGCGATATTGTGACGAAGCATTGTATCAGTTAATGCTCCAGCTTCTTTTCCAGCACGTACTGCTGCTTGCTCTAACTTGCTTATACCAGATTTAAAAATTGTTTTACCAAGACCTTTAACGCCACCAGATAATAATTTAGCACCAGCTATTGCTGCTCCAGGATCAGCTAGGTCATATCCAGTTGCTTTTACAGCACTCCATAAAGGATTTTTCTCAATATCTTCCGGCTTATTGGTTCTTTCAACAATTTCAGCGCCCGTTGGAAATCCTTCAATAAGAGCTTTCGATAACTCTTCGCCTGAGTATCCAGCTCCAGATAATTGGCCAATAGCCATCCTTGTTGGCCCAGCACCAGTACCAACGTCTAGTGTTTGAACTAATCCCTTTTTAGCAACATCTGCTTTTTGTTCATCAGTAAGTCCAGCAGTGACGTTTTGAAAAGCCGTCTCAAAAGGAGATACACCAACATTTTTCAAATTTCCCCAAAACGATCTATCTACTTCTGGAGGTTTATTGGCTTTTTCCTTAGCTTCTTCAACATCAAGTAATGAAGAAAACTTCGCACGTTGCTCATCTGTTAAATCAGTTCTTGCCTGCAATAGTTCTTTTATCTTTTGTATTTTCTCTAACCGTGTCATTTAGATTTACCCTGAGGCTTAGATAATTCATTAAGCATTGCATCTAATGGATCTTTTTTCTCAACATTTTTTTCAGGTTGTTTTTTAGTTTCAGCTTTTGGAGCAATCAATCTCTTTGGTGCTCCTGCTCTTTCTAAGTTAACAAACGATTGGCTGAATACTTTTTCACCAAATGCTTCTGGTGTATTAAACAAATGCGAGTAATAAGGATTTGCTGCATATCCTTCTTTCATAAGTTTAAAGTTATTTCTAAGTCGATTTGTAGTTGAAGCCTTAGAAACTTGCATTTGCTCAATATATGGCCTTAATTTTTCGGCGGGAATTTTTCCATCCTTGCCAATTTTTATTTTACTCATCTCAAACAATGTTGTTTCCAAATCTCTTAAATACATTGATCTATTAACATCACCCTCAGAAAGAGCACCCTTTTCTCCACCTACACTTCTTGCATAATTAGACAATGAACCAAGGACTTTCCTAAGATCATAGGTTCCGTCAGGATTAGGAGTAAACGCATTTTCGATTGTAGCGTAATCTTGCTCAATCTTTGATGCCTCACTATCAAGTTTTGATTTCTTATTTAAAATATCTTTTATAGCTGATCTATCTTGAGCTTCTGCAAATCGTCTATTGATAGCGTTTTGCTTTTCGGCGTCACGAGAACCACCGCCAGCAAGCTGAGCTGCTAATAATTCATCAATCTTTTTCTGAGACCCTTGAGTCTGGGCTAAGTTAGATTCAGCGGCAGTTTGTGCGAGCTTTCCACCAGCCAGAGCATCAAGCTGAGCTGCAAGTGGAGTCCAATCAATGGGTGGAATTTGTGCAGCTTTGATTCTTTCTGCTAACTGTTCACGAAGAAGTTTCTTTCTTTCGTCTTCATCTTCTTGTTGCTTTTGAAGAAGACTCTTTGAATCTTCCATTTGAAGTTGGTTAAGCAAATCTTCTTCCATTAGACACCTATTGATTCATATAAAAATCGCGCATTGCTCTTAGCTGCGGATCTGTTGTGTACTCGCCACCTTGATATTGACCGCTAAGTTTATTTAACATTTCTTTATTCATACCTGCCTGCTGCATACCTTGATAGATATTCATTCCTTGCATCGCTCCGCTCATCCCCCCTTGGAGAGCAGATAACAATGGAGAAGGTTTATCCATCATTTCAGGCAATCGAGCTTTTTGCCCATAAGTACCTGCCCATGCTTGGTCAAGTACGTTACGTCGCATATTTGATTCTTCCATTTTTTCAATGGCTTTTTTCTTTGCACGAGCACTGAAATAATTAAGAAGACCACCACCACCAGCGCCTAGTAGTGCCATTGTAACTGGATCCATAAACCCTCCTTAAAATCCTTTATCCATTCTTGAAAGCATAGCATCTTGTCTTGCTTTTGCTGTACCAGAAACGATATCAGCTTTCTTGCCATACTTCTGCATTTCATAAGCGTTGATACCTTCAATATCGCCGCCCTTCATTCTAAGATAATCCCCACGAAGACCACGCTGAGTTGCACCTTCAGCGGCAGTGATTCCAAGTTGCTGTTGAGCCGCTTGTGATCTTAAATCAGCAAGACCCCTTCCAGCTTGAAGTCTAGCTGCCTGCCTTTCAGCCATTGACTGACCACCAAGACCAGAAGCAATGCGTTCTCTTGCTCCACTCGATAAACCACCTTGTTGCGCTAATTGAGAATAAGCATTTGCTTGCGCTCCACCAGCTCCAATGGATTGAGTTTCAAGATTGCTTGCTAACTGTTCGCCCATTTGCCTTTCTTGCTGACCAGCAAGTTCTTTGGCTTGAGATCGTTGGGCTTCATATTCTTTCATTGGCCCGCCACCATAAGCCTCTTGCTGCAAAGCTTTAGCTTCTTCAGAACCAATAATAGATTGCCTACCTGGCATTTCTCCAAGAATTCCAAGTTGCTTTGCCTCAGTCTCGCCAATCATTCCTTGAAGCTGATCGTAAGCATTAATTTGTCTTTGGCGCTTATTGGCCTTGCTTTTTTTTACTGCTTTAACTGCAAGAGGGATAGCACCAAGAGTACCAACTGCTGCCCCAACTCCCAGACCTTTTTTTGCAACTTTACCAATACCCTTACCGATACCTTTAATAAATCCACCCAATCCCATAATTAAATCATACTCCAATCTGCGAATGATAAATCTTGTTCAATTTCGTCGTCTTGATCTGGAACCATGTTAGCCAATGTCTCAAGCATTTGATTCCTATAATCCTCAAGCTTTTGAGTTTCTGCTGCGATCCTTGGATTGCCAATCTCTTTATTAAGACAGTTTACAATAACGTGCTGAGCAACGAAATGCCAAAATTCAGGAAAATCTATATAGTCAGTTGCTACTGTCGGAATATCTACATTACGAATATACCAGAGCTGAACTCTTGGCTCAATTAAAGTAATAGAAGCCCCAGGAGATGAACCAAGACCATTGGTACTCATTGTAATATCAAATTCAGAATTAACAGACTGAACAAGAACTTGTTTTGGCATATTAGCATTTGTGCTCGATATAAACCAAGATGGAGCGATACCAACAGTCGTGCCCATATTTAACAACACATTAGAAGTTGAAATATCTGCATTTGTAGAAATTACGCCACTGCTTTCTGTAGGTGTTGGAAATAATCTTAACTTCGTTCCAGACCTAGTGTCATTATTAACCAACATATAACCATAGTTACCTTGTGTTGGGATTCCAAATTTTCTCGTATAGTCTGAGTCTTCAAATCTATTCTTATTTGTTATTCGTTTAATTGGCCTAGTGATTGATCCGTCCGAATAAACAACTCTAAGTATTTTGTTGCCGTAAATGTTGCTGGGTAAATCATAATCAAATTTTCCAGCAACAAGTGTTATCGGAGCATGAGCTACAAAATACTGATCTTGAATGTTAAGTTTATGAATCTCAGCTTCACAAAACTTTAAAGCTTCTTCTGTGTATTTAAGAACTTCTTCATCTGTGATAAAATCTTCATCTCTAAGATCAAGCTTATCCTGCACAAATAAAAGCAAATCATTGTATGTTTTCTGACTCATAACTTCCCCCGAAAAATCTAACGGTCATTGCCGCAGACGTGGTAAGCACAATATATTTTGGCGTAAATTGATTATAAAGAAAAGTGGCAGTGCCACCAATTTCAGATGTTTTAATAATATCTTTTGGCTGAAATCCAAGATTATGCGGAATCTTTAATGCAGTAACAGCATTTTTAGTTGTAATGTTAAAGAATTGAAATTTACCACGAAGAAGAGATTCTTGTTTCAAGTAATCGTAAAACCATTGAACAGCTTCTCTTACTCGCTCGTCTTCAATCTCTTCAAATACAGGTCTTCGCAAAACAGTCGTCATGTAGCATTAGCTCCAGGCTCACCAAGATAATTTGTCTGCGTTGACCCGACAGTTTCAAAAATAAATGAGTATTCAATTAGGTTTATGTAATTGTTGACAGGATAGCTTTTAATAGTCCAAGCAGTTTGGCCAGGATTGTAAAGCGCATATCCAAGTACAATTATTTGATTTGCATTTGAAGATAAAATCTTAAAGCTTGTTGTTGATCCATCATAGCAAAACCACGAGTTATAAAGATCGCTGGGGAAATCTATTCCTATAGAAATAGTAGTTGTTTTGCTATTGTTATCATAAACAGCTCCAGTTACTAAACCATAAGAGTCTGAATTGAATAATTTAACAAATCCACTTTTTAAATGAATTTGCTTGTATTCACATCTTAATTGATTTTTAGGAAATCTTCTTGATTCATCGACAATCTTTTGACGACGACGCCACAGCCTTGGATCTCCATAAGAAATACCAGGAGCGCCCCATTTATAAAATGCAGGTACATAAATAATACGCATTTCTTGAAGAAGGTTGTTATCATCATTTTCGCTATAAGGCTGAACAGATAATCTCGCTGATACGTCAACTCTTGGCCTAGCTTTGATAATTGCTGTGTTTACCCATTTCCTTACTTCAGTCGTTCCGAAATCAATAATAGGCCCTGCATAATTGAATAGTATGCTACGCTTAACAGGACTAACAGCAGAAGCACTGCTTGATGAGATATTCGTATCAATGACCACATCGTAAAGAGTGTCATTATCATACTTAAGCGTAAAACCTCTACCATCACCTTGCCAAACAATTCCATTAGCATACAACAAACTTGAAGGCTGAAATTGACCATATAAGTCCACCTGATCTGGTTCATTTTTAAATACTTTAATTGTTACAGATGCGCCGACTAATGGTTGTGGAGCTGCATTTAAAATGATTTGCGTTGGCAGTACATTTTTTACATACAGACTTCTATTGTCATAACCATCAATTTGAATCCAATCATTAACGGAAACTCCAGTTGTTGATGGAATAGAAATAGACGGATCTCCAAGATATGAACCAACAGTTCCAGGTGCAGTTAAGATTGGCCCCGAACTATTGTATCCAGAACTCCATCGAGTAAACTTATTGACCGGAACATACATTGAAAAGATACAATTATTTTCTGTATCAGTATCTAGCTCTGGGTCTCTGCATGACCAAAGAACTCGCTTATTTAAAGCATCGTATGTTCCGTAAATTCTTTTCTTTTGAGTCTGTGTTTGAATAAGTCTTGAATATGTTTCTTTGAAATCTTCGGCAGATAAAGAATAAATCTGATAGCCATCAGTATAATAGAATCCATCGCTACCAGCGAAATATAGACCTGTTAATGTAGGAACAACAGAAAGATTTCCTACACAACCAACTTTATCTGAAATCTTTCTTGGGATCATTCCACCACGACCAAGGCTGTCGTAGTTGTTGTCAATTCGATAAACGCTGTTTTCTCCAAATACAATTGGAACAGATTTGATTGATGAGATGGCTGTAATTGGTTCTTCTATGTCTGTAAAAAATGATGCAGGAACACTGTCAGGGTCTCCACGCTTTGATTGCCAAATCCTTTGAGTAAGAAAATCTCCATCTGCCCCAGTTGTTGATACTTCATAGCCATGCGCCCAATAAGTATAATCAGATGTAGAGTGAACATATTTACATTTTGGTGGTCTATCATTTTCAATTACGCCACCAGTTGTATAAAGAGTAACATTCGCAGCCGTTAATGTTGCATCAGTTACGTTATCTGAAAATGTCGTAGTTCCATTAGTTATTTGACCAACATAATATAAAACTGAACCGCCACCAGTTGTTCTATAAATTTGTACAATAATGTTTGATGTGTCGTAATGCTCACCAGAGCTATTTGATAAAACAGGTATGTTTCCAATGGCATGAGGAGTCACTGATGGATCAGCAGAAAGAGATGTTACTTCTTTTAAATATGGCCTACTCAAATCTTCATAGGTTGTTGAACCTACTGTGTAGGTATATTTATAAACAAAAGCATAAATAAAAGATGTTCCAGTTCCACCGCTGATTGTAATGCTAGAACCAGAAATGACAGGAAGCCCAGCAGTTCTTAGTCGCAAAACACCGCCGCTGTCTCTATAAACTTTAACAGCTAATTGAAACGGTGACTCGTGAGTAATAAATGTATGCTCGTTCCATTCTGAATATGAACACGCAATAGAATCATCCATATTAGTAATGTCAAATGCACTAGCCGAACTAGGCCCAACAAGCTCTGTTCTTGTTGTTCCATTATCATAAAATAGTTTTTTGTCTGATTGTTTTAAAAGTGTGAATGACTTTCCAGTGCCAGTATATTGAGACATTACGAGTCCAACACGTTTATTTGTCGAAAGTCTTGCCCTAATACCAGAAGTGGTAAAATCATAAAGCAACCCTGGACGACTTTCCAAATCGCGGTATTGGTTAATAACTAGGTTGTCTGCTTTTTCAAATTTATTTGTTTCAGCAGAAATTGGAAAGTCAGTCTGACCTCCATCAAAATCTTTAACACTTAAGATTGCCATGAATCAATTTTCTCCTCAATCCGTTCGATTCTAACTTCATGAGTTTCAATTTTAGAAATGATGTGTGTAATTTGTAAATTTAAACTTTCAACTGATTTTCTCATCTCTCTAAATTCAAGAACAAACCACGCTGAAATTCCTGTTAATAGAAATCCACACACACTCAGCAATAAGTTAATAATTCCTTCACTTGGCATAATATCTCTCACCATCCAAAACTTTCTCGAATAAATGAATAGGATGCTCTGGCTTAAAGTAGTTTCTATAATAATGATAAATCCCACCTTGAGAATTAACCAGTGATTTAAACAAAATACGCACTATTTGATATGGTAAATATGTCCAGTGAGTAGTGGTGAATTTCTTTTTATACACTTCATCAAGAGCATCAATAACAAGCCAGTTAATGTTTACTGTTGATGCAACATTGCCCTTAAACCATTTATAAGTATATTTTTTGACACCAGCGTTTAAAATTCCAAGTAGCATCCAAATAAACTCAATAGGATATGGATTGTATCCAGCACATAATTTTATAAAGCAAATTGTTCCACCTTGAAGAGTGGTTCTAATTTCCTGCTTTTCAGGATCTTTTGAATGAAAGCTCCAGCCGTATTTATTACCACGGTCGCACATTTCGCGGGCGTGTACTGATTCAATAAGAACACTAATTGCTGCAATGGCTACTAAATTATCATGAGCCTCAAGAAGCTGACTGTCTGGACTTCTCCAATGAAGACCACGTATTTTTTGACCATCTTTTATTACTACACAATTCTCAAGAGCAAAAAATGCGTTGTCAGTATCTCTCTTGTCTATAATCTCAGCCTTTTTAAATCTGTAAAGCATTTGAGCAAGCCAAAGAATTGGATTGTCAGAAGGCTTGTTTGGCTCAAGCCTACCCATTCCATATTCAGTCGTATAATCACGATAGAAAAGTTCTTTGGCCCAGATAGCGCTCATAGCTTTTTACAAGCGTAAACATCCTTCATGTCAGGGATTTCTTTGCATTGTTTTGCAAGAAAAGGTTTGGAAGCACAGCCGCTAAGAAGTAAAAGTGCAATTAGGTATTTCATTAATATCCAATCCTTTCGATATTTAACCAAGTAAAGTTGTTATTGAGCATCGAGACGGCTGGAGCCCCTGAATCTCTGATAGTCGTAACATCTAAAGTGTCTCCGGCATTTAAATTTACGATGCAGCTTCCATTTCCAACGGCGCTTAATGCTGAAGCTACTTGATAAGAGAAAGTCGCCAAAACACATTTTACAACGCTGTTGATTCTTATCTGCAAATAAGCGTAAGTGTTAATTGACGCAGCAGTTCCCGATCCCGTGTTGAAGCTTGCGCTAATTCGGTACTTGCCACCGATAGGAATACTCGCGACCCCCGTGCTGGAATTGTAAAATCCGTGCGTATCAAAATCCCGAGTTCCAAAAATTGCAATTGCGTTGGTTGTTCCAAATGCCGTTGTGCAGTTAGTATACCTGCAAGCGACAAGTTCATTGGCCGCAATCGTTGCGGGGCCGGACAATTTTTTTACAGCAAATATATTGTAAACCCCCGAGCTAGAAATATCGTAGTTCAAATTTCCGCCCGAGTTTTGATAAGCTTGACATCTTATTTTTTGCCCAGCATTTAAAAATGTCGTGTACGATACTAAAGGGGCTGTCGTATTAATTGTTGCAGAGGTAACAATGTCGCAAGATTGCTGTACAGCTATTCCATCAATCAAAATTCTGGACGATCTCACCCCGACCGAACTAAATATCCATCCAGCTTGAAATTGAATTTCATAGATTCCGCTAACTGGAACGGTATATTCGCCGCCGTTAGTTGCTGAATCAAAAGATCCATGTGTGTTTACAGTTGGGGTTCCCCAGAATCCTGCTGGCAAATTTTGAAAGCTACTACTTAGAGTGTGTGTGAATGTTCCAGTTCCAACGCTTTTAACTGAAAATGCCACTACACGAGTATCAGTGTCAGAACTCATGACCGTGTTTGATGACCAGCCAACAATCGGCACTCTGGTAATATGAACGTGAACTTCATCACCAGCCCCGAATGTCATCGGAGCAGCTTGAGTAGTGTTAGCCAAAACATCTGTGCTTGTTAAATATGGCAATTCAAATTGAGTTGCCGAAATATATCTAACTCTTCCAATGTAAGTCGCAACACCTGCATCAGTAATACTTACCTGTCCATTGACGTAGCTGTCTGTATCGCTATCAAGTTTTGCCGTGTCGATTGAAAAACCAGTCGGCATGTTTACCGCTAAGGTCGCGGTGGTTGGAGCACCACTCGTCGCAATCTTGTACCAAAGCTCCATTGAGTCACCGACGCGTCTATAAGCTCCAGTGTAAGTTGTGTTTGCTGTCCATGTTCCTGTTGGAGTGAATGATTGCCAATCAGAAATGGCAGCGCCGCTCAAAATCTTCTGAGGCCCAAGAGCGAAATCATCAAACTCCATTGTGATAGATCCGCTTGCAGTATTAGCAGCGAACACAAACAAACGAAGCTGTGAGATTGATGCAGGCGTTTGGAATGTGAACGTGCAAAGACCTTGGCCGCTTGATTGAACCAAGTTGTAAACACCCGCAGGCTGAATCCATGCCGAGTTCGTTACGTCATAAATATAAACGCAAAGTGTGTTGCTTGAAGTTCCAGAGAAGTTAGCGTTTGTAGCTCCTGCCGTTACTTCATAGTAAAAAGAACCTTGCAGAACTTTAGCCTGATCTTCGCGATCAATCGTCAAAACATCCGTGCAAAAGCCTTGGCCCTGCGCGATTGTTCCAACCATTTGTAGCGAATAAGTTCCAGCAAGCGGAGTCGTGCTTGTAACTGAAAGCGCAATTGATGCCGCAGCCGTTGCACTAACTGTCGGAGCACCACTTGGAGCACCGCTTGTCCATGTGACGGAAGCTTCGTTCCAGCCAGTTAGCGCGTTGTTCTCGAAGTTGTTATAAGTGATGTAGTTTTTGGCACCTTGTTGTAGCGATGTCCACTTGAGCTTGTTGCCCAAGCTCGTATCGACAACAAGAACTTGTCCATCAGTTCCAATTCCTTGGCGCACGTTATCGGTTCCATTGTACACAATGAAATCGCCCGCTGTTGTAGTCGGAGCCAAGGCGTCAAAGGCGTCTGTTTTAGTTGTTGCCCCAGTGCCGCCGTTTGCAATTGGAAGTGTTCCAGTTACTTCACTTGCTAAATTGACGTTGCTAGATGAAAGAGCAGTGCCGTTTGATTTTACAACGCCACTTGAAGGAACAACCGCTACAGTTCCGCTTGAAGGAAATGTTGCAGTCGAGTTTACACCTGTACCGCCACGAGATGTTGCAAGCTGCGCTTCAGATGACATAACGCCCGAGCCATCGTTAATTACAACGTGGTTTAGCGTGCCAGAAGCAAGTTTGTTTCTTGCAATCGCAGCTCCGGATTTTATGTCAGCGTTTTCAATGTTTGTAATTGTGTTTGAATCAGCGTCGATTGTTTTATTAGTGAGAGATTGGCTCCCAGCCTCAGTTACAATAACCCCTGACGCTGGAAACGTAGCGGTAGAGCTAATCCCAGTACCACCGCGGGTCTTATCCAATTGAGCCTCAGAAGACATTGCTCCAGTGCCACTGTTAATTACAACATGGTCGGCGGTTCCAGAGGCAAGCTTTGTTCTTGCAATAGCGGCAGCAGCATTGATGTCATCGTTATCAATAGAACCAGCGGCAAGTGCTCCGGCTGGAATGGCAACACCCTTACCTGGTGAATGGTCATGAGCATCCACAGAATCAAGAGAGTTTTTAATTTTATCAACATAATCTTCATCATTAAGAACCGGAGGATTCACACCAATAATGTTAGCCATTTTCTTTGCACCTTCTTAAAGCTTGTTCAATTAGCTTATTCATGTCTTCTTTTGTCATACAACGAAATGAATCAAAAGATGGATGTGATGCCGGAAGAAACTCTTCGCAATTTAAAGATCCATCTTCACATCGAACATCACGGATGATGCCGATGTCTTTTGAGGAACCTTTCCAAAGTTTAGCTTCAATATCAGCTCTTGTTACGCACGATGCTGCCAGGAATACCAGAAGGCCCGCGAGCGTCAGAGTTGCCAAGCTTTTCTTCAACAACACCAGTCTCTCCTTGATTGTTTGCTTTTTTAGCATCAGCAATGCGTTGTTTGTTTCGCATTTCCAATACTGAATTCCAAATAGATTTAATTAACTCAGCTATCTTAGGAACGGATCTTAATACTTCAATAATTAAAGTAATGTAGTTCATGCTTTTTGTTTTTTGAGAGCATCAAGCAATTCAGGCAATTCTTTTACAACAACCATTACAAGGTCAACTAATTCTACTAACTGAATATCTTTAACCTCTTCAGGAACAGCTTGAATGTTTTTAAGTGCAGCTTCAATTTCAGCTTTTTTAACAGGATCACCAGCAAGCTTAACGTATCCATCAACAACATCTTGAAGTTGTGCCCCATCTTTAAGGACTTCGGCAGATACTTTAACAAGTTCAAGTATAGCTTTTAATACTTCTTTTGTTTCTTCAATTCCTTTTTGTTCCATTTTACCCTCCAAGGTTTTCCATTACTTTATCAACATATTGCTGATTTCTAAATTCTTGTGTGCCTGTTTTATACAATGCACTACCGCCATTGTAAGCTGCTGCGACCTTTTCGTAAACTTTATACCTGTCTAAAAGATTCTTTAAAAATATACAGCTATAGTTAAGTGCTATTTCTGGAGAAATAAGCTCTGTAAGCATATCATCAAAGCCAAGCTCACGAGCTTTTCCACCCATAATCTGAGTAAGACCCCATGAGAACTTTTGCAGCTCTGTCTCTGTTTTTTCTGTGATATGATTTTTTTCAGCGAATTTTTTAGGATTAACAAAGTATTTCCAATTAGGCTCATATCTTACTACAGATGGATTCCAGTTACTTTCTACCTTTACTATTGCGCAAACAAAATCCTCATCAAGGCCATGATCTTTAGCAATAGAAATTACTAAATCCTTCATTTAAGTTTAAACTTTTTAATTCGAGCCTTGTATTTATCAATTTTTTGTTGAGCTGCTTTATCTTCTTCGGTCATCAATTCAGGTTTAACTTTATCTTCTTCTTCGCCGTCCATTTCACCTTCAGCAGCATCTTCTTTAGCATCAGACATAGACTCTTCATCTTCCATTTCGCCTTCTGGCACTTCGTCTTTTTCTGCTATTTTTTTTGCTGCAACAGATTTTAGCTCTTTAATAGATTTAATAGCATCAGAACCTTTTTCAAGTTCACCTTTAACAAGTGCCAAAAGCTTTTGATCTTTTTTAATATCTTCTGCTTTTAGCAATGTTTCAGCGGCATTTTTGACAGCCCAAGGGCCATATTTTGCATCTTCAATTTTGATTTCCATTTTATTTGCTCCTATTAGATATTATCGACTAAAACTACACCATCAGCAATAAGCTGTTCTTCTAGTTTTTTTGCCAATTCCCAGAGAGAAATGGTTCCAGCCAGTTCATGTCTATCAGCAAATCCCGACACTTTTTTAGCCCCACCTGTTAAAGGTCTTGGGCCAAAAACTTTCACTGGGTTTGGGTTATTCTTTTTATACAAATTAACAGATATCGTGCTGTTAACGTCATTAAACTCCATGACAACCGATGCCGTATATTCAGTGTTGTCCTGAATCCACCGCGCAATGTTGCAATAGTCGCGGCCTGCAAAATCAAGTTTTTTACCAGTGTACCAGCCACGAGGGGCATCACATCCCATAACGGGGCTTTTCCCATTTGTATGTTTTTTCAAAAGGTCATCGTCAGTTATTTTGTTAGGATCAAATGGCATCTATAGAACCTCCACAATTTTATAAAAGCAAGTCATCGTCGAAGCCGCACTATATTGAGCGGTTACATTTAACACCTGATCTGCCGCAGTGTTCACGGTGCTGTTGGCATAAATTAAAATGCTATCAGAGTTTCCGTTTGAAACTTGTTGACGAAGTTTCCAATCAAGAATTGTTTTTTGCGACGATTCACTGGCATTTGGAGCAATAATTATTGTCATATTCCAATGATTCGTTGTTGTATCAGCAAGAACCTCGGCAATACTTTGACAAATTGTTGTTGGCCCAAGTTTTACTCGAAGAGTAAGTGTTTTTGCGGCGTTTGCGCCAGAGCAAGTACCATACATCGTTACTCTTATCGGTCTATTTGTGAACATTGTTGAAGCTCTGATTTTTGGAGCAGCAGCAAATAAGCTAACCTCGGCAGTTTGACCTGAAGGCCCCGCTGAAGTTGCTTCCGTATAAAGTGTGTGGTGCAGACTGTATCCATCACTATTGTCTGTTGGTGCTGGAAATTGATCGTGTAACTTGATATCCCAATTTCCTGCCGAAATCGTGGCGCTAATTGTAGGTGTTGGTGTAACAGTCATTGTCAGACTTGACTTCAAGGCCACTTGCAACGGAACTTGAACGCCTGCGGAAGAATCAATATGAATCCAAGATCCCGATGATATGCTACCATTATTTCCAGTGTTAGTTGACAAAGTAACTGTAGGGCTTCCGGCTGTTAAAGTAAGAGTACCACTACCAGGAATATAACTAGGAGTGTTGAATCGCAACAAATCTCCACACGTATTATATAAACAACTTGTTGGATCAGCGTTTCCATAAACTGCGTGATTGCCGTAGGGACTTTCAAAATAAATTTTTGTCGGGCCGTAATTTGTTCCTAATTTATATCCTGCTCCAGTCCCCCCAGTTGCTACACCGATATTTGCGTGTACTGTTAATGCCGTGTTGGATGCAATTGCTACAACAACATATCTTTCCGTCGATCCACTTCTAAAAATTGTGTCCCCAACCGCAAGTTGAGTTGTAAATGTACTGCCAACACCTGTCACAGAAGTTGTGCCAGTGTTAAAGGTGATCGAGTTGCCGCCAGTTGAAGTTAATAATGTGGAAGATCCTTCGTTAGCTTTGCCGCCACCGAGAATTCTAAATTCCTTATCATAACCTAACGCTTTATTTCCATAGTTCAAAGTGTCACGTCGTACCGTGAACATATCTTTGTTGCTTTTGTCAAAGAATCGAAGATAGTAACCAGTAAAGTTTGACAAATCTTTTGGAGCTGCGACCGAGATCAGAGACCCTGCTCTACAGTTTGCGCCTTCAATAAGCATCACAGGCTCGTTTCCAAATGATTCAGACTTAACCCACATGGCAATTCCTGAGTCCTTATTCCAGACTCGCATCAATCCGCCGTTATACGTATTCCCTGAATCAGTTATGTAATTTCCTACAAAATCGTAGCCAAAGATTGAGTTAAATTGATTTCCACCATAGGTAGCGTAAGGCATACGTTCTGAAAATTGAAATTGATGAGTAGCGTTTACGTTGCCGTCAGTATATCTAACCCAAGGATTTTGACTAAGACTTGTTGTTGGTGCGAGAACGTGTTTTCCAGCCACACGAGAGCTTGTCGATGCGTGTGCCGTTCCAGACCAAGAATGACCTGCTCCCAATGATCCATCACAGTATGTTGTCGGCCAACCATAAGCAGAATATGCAGAGCTGATACTTTTTTGCTCAAGTTGAAATGCGTCCATGTACCATGTAACAGCTATTGCTGACGCAGTTAAAACTTGCAAAATAACAGACGTATCGGATGGACCAGAAGTCCATTCCGCCCAGCCTCTAGTCCAGTCACCATAAGGAATTATATATTGACCAAAACCTAATAACCCACTCACGTTTCCGTTGAAGTTAATGTTTAAACTTTCGCGGTTAGTTGCCGGATTATAGTCGGGCACTGGGGCTGAAGTTGATTTCAAGTAAAAGCTAAAAATGTAGGTAGTGTTTGGCGATACAGCGATAGATGCAAGTTGAACGCCTCTTCCAGTTAACGCGGTTGTCGTTACTCTTAACGAGTTTGATCCAATCCATGCAAAAGCATTTGATTGAGCAATTGCCGTTCCAGTACCTACAGCCGAATATCCAGTGATGTTAGTCTCACAGCTTGGGTTTGTAACTAAGTTAGTGGTTGCTTCGTCATGAACTTCGGCAATCCTAGTATTGCCGCTTGTTGATACTGGCTGAAATGTCGCCTGTCCTCCGGCAACCTTAAGTTGATTTGTTGTATCGTCCCAGCTTAAATTTGTAACATCTTGAGCTATAGTGGCACTGGGGTTAACAAATAAAATTGAGTTTTGAGTCCCGCCTGTAATGCCGCCACCAATAGATGGATTACTTGCTCCGATTTGAATATCATTTCCAGTCTGCGTGATTGATACGTTTGTTCCAGTGGAAAAAGTAACATCCCCGCGAAGCTTTGGTGATCCTGTTTTTGAAATTGAAGTTATTAGTCGTCTGAATAAACTCATTACGTCAACTCCGTCACTCTAGCTGCGCCAGTGGCAGAATCCCATACGCCAGTTATGATTCCAGTGTAAATATATTGTGCCGGAAGTTCATAATAGTCGTCTTGGTTTAATTTCACAGTAAAACTTGTTGTCGATGCAGTTGATCCAAGCTTCAAATACAAGATTGCAGTTGAATCATTAAAAATTGTAGCTCCAAGTCTTGATGCGTTTGATGCAACAAGAGTCACACTTGCAACACTTCCAGCAACGGAACTTGTGGTGCTTGTCGATGATTTCGGAAGTGTGGAAATTGTTACCGCACCTGTATTGCACGCGGTAACTTTAGTGTTTAAAGCACTAAGCGTTGTTTCGGTCGCTGCGCCTGTAGGCAAAGGCAACGACGCTGCACTAATTGCAAATGTACCTGTGCCAGCGTTAGCAGTAACAGTTCCATCTACTGTTAAACTTCCGCCGTTATCAGTTACGGGAAACGCAGCTCCAGTTCCAGGTTGCACTGGAAGCGCTTTTGCTAAAGTAACAGCTCTTTGTGTGCCTGATTCGTTCCAGTTAATTTGATTACCAGTTGGAGTAGCAGCCGCAGTTCCATCAGCATATTGAGTACCGCCACCAAATGACGTGATCTGGTTTCCAGAGCCATCAATGATTGCAACATCAATACCGCGTGATGTTCCAGCCAAATGTGAAGTTAGTGAGTTACCAGAACCGTCAAGATTCCTGACAGACCAGTTTCCTGACTGAGTAGCTGCTACAGTTCCAGATACTGGCTGAGTAACACCGCTGCCATCAACAAGTAACCGAGTTGAAGTTACTGTCAGGTTAGCAGGAATTTTTCCGTTTAGAGTTGAAAGAGTTGTCTCAGTAGCCGCTCCAGTGGGAAGCGGGAGTGATGCTGCGCTGATAGCAAATGTTCCAGTTCCGGCGTTAGCTGTTACCGTTCCACTAACTGGCTGAGTAGTTGCAGACCCGTCTACTCTGACGGCTCCAGCAGTTGTGAGCGACAAGGGATTTGATTGACCAGTCGTATAAGTAGGAGCCGCAGTCGTTGTTGCTCCTAAAATCAAATTGCCCTTTTGACCGCTAGTTGTTGAACCGATCGAAAGCGATAAGTTATCTGTATTCGTTTTAACGGACGCTAGGTTGCCACCACTTTCAAGTGCGAGAGCTGACGTGTTTAAGTTAGTTCCTGCATTGGCGGTAACAGACCATGCGCCTGATTGAGTGGCAGCTATCGTTCCGTCTACAGTAATTGATCCGGCATTATCCGAAATCGGAATCGCCGAAGTAAACGGATTAACTTGCGATGCAAGTGTTACGTTAGGAAGCGTTAAAACATCAACGTCACCGATGTTATTTGTTCCAGCCGGAAGTGCCGTGCTGATTGTAACCGCTCCTGTATTGCAGGCAGTAACTTACCGTTCAAAGAACTAAGAGTTGTTTCAGTCGCGGCACCCGTTGGAAGCGGAAGCGATGCGGCTGAAACGGGCTGAGTAACACCTGAACCGTCAACAAGTAATCTTGTTGAACTAACAGTCATTCCAATTGGAATTCTTGCAGTATTGTTTTTAACGTCAGTTAAAGTTGTATCGGTAGCGACGTTCGTTCTTGCCCCAGTTGAATCAAGAACGGCAACGTCAAGACCTCTCGACGAACTCACTAAATGAGACGTGATGCCGTTTCCTAATGTGTCTTGAGTTCGTACTTGATAAATTCCGCTTTGAGTAGCGGCAACTGTTCCATCAACTGTCAGGCTTCCGCCATTATCGGTAACTGGAATTGCTGATTGATCGGAACTTATTGCAACGGGCAACGAATTGGCCATTGTATTTTGGCCAACTACTCCCGTTATATCGCCTAAAGCTACAGTGAGACTTCCGCTTGGTGTGACTTTAACGTCAACGTATGAACTTCCGCCAGCGGTTGTCTTGCCCTGGATTACTGACTTAGTTAATTCGGCAAAAAAGTAATCGGTTGGATTTTGGTTAAGTCTTAAAAGTGAGCTTTGAACTCGCGTTGGTTTAAGAATTGTTTGAAGTCTAAAAGCAGTCTGAGCCGATCCACTATTTGTATATACAACGCGAGCGTATTTATATTCGACATTAAATACATATCCAACACCAGTGGGGCTTGTGTATGTAGTTGAGTGCGAGTGATCCCAATTTGTTCCATCGGGAGAAAATTGTACTGTTACGCCATTTGTTGCTGACGCTACATCGGAATAGACGTTGACGTTAATTACGGCAAAATCCGTAACGTCCATTGCTGATCCAGTAAATACAGCATTGGCACCTAGAGGCGTAGTAGAAGAGTTACCAGCATTAACATAACCTTTGATGTAATCTACAGTTACGTTACTTGCGCCACCGCCACCGCCACTACTTTTTGGAGAACCGCCAATTCCAATATGGCCCACTTACTCCTCCGTTTCATATTCTATGCGAACAGCATCACCAGAAGTTCCAACTAGATAAATTTTGGAAAGATCGTATGTGGTATTATATCCACGAGCCAAAGCACGAGCGTATTTTTCGTTTGTTTCACCAGGCTGCAAAAACATTCCAGAATTTATTGTTACTGTTGAATCACCGACATAAATATCGGCTGCATTTGTCAATTCAGCACGAATTGCAAATCCTTGAGTCATGATTCGACTAGAAGATATTTTCTCAGCCGATCCTGACCCAAGGACTTTGCGAAAAGTTTTAATCACTGTTGCCATTATTGGAAATAAAGTATCGAAACTTTCTCACCACTAACAGAAGCGTCAACCCACATATTTTTCAGATTAAAATAATCATCTCTACCAGCAATTTCTAAATCACCAATAACTAGGGGAGGTGCTCCAACTTTTAATTGAAGACCAACTGTTGAAGATACGTTTGAATCTCCAAGATAGATGTGACCAGTATTTGCAGCATGACCTGCAACAATAATTTTTTTAACCATCAAATCAGTAGCAGAAACTTGTACACGAGTACCAGCGGTAGTAACCGTTTTATTAAGCGTGGCAAATTGTGCCATTTTAACCTCCTAAAAAAGTTACTGAGCAGCTTTAAGAACAAGAACTCGAATAACTGCACCAGCGCCAGGGTCGCCCGTCCAAGCAACTGCAAGTTGGTTTGCGGTTCGCGAGGTGTCCGTCCATTGAACAAGTGCAGTTCCGTTAGCACCTTTAGTTTTTTGTGAAACAGCAAGAATTTGATCGGCGGCAGCAAGACCTGTTACGGTCAGGGTTGCGGTAGCAGCGCCACCAGCGGAAGCTGCTGAATCATAAACTTGAATGTTAACGAGATCGCCAAGATTGCACTTACGAGCAGTGCCATTCATGCGGTTTAAAAGAAATACATCACCTACAGATGCGGCCATTTTATTTTCTCCTTTTTTTAACAGGGTTGCCCACCTCAAGCGGTGAGCTATTCCTGATTTCAATATGTTAAACATTGACGTAAAATCTTTTTATTGACTCTACGTCAATGTTTTTTTATAATCGTTTTATATCTTAGAAATCGAGCTTAGTAGCTGATTCCATAGATAATTCCGCAATGTCCTGGGGCTTTTACCACGAGGTCGCCTCGAAGGCTTACGTCAACGATATATTTATACCCAGAAACTCCCCTGACAACATAGTATTCGTTTCCGTCGGGTGATTTTTCACGATGGAACATACGATCCGTCGCAAATACACACGCCTTGGGATCAAGGAATACAATATAGCTATCTGACGCCTCTTGCACTCCAACCAACTTAAGTGCTCCGTTGACCGAAGTAATTTCGATCTCAGTCCAACCAAATTCAGATGCTTTAGTTGCAGTAGGAGTAACTTTGTAGCCACCCTTCTGAGTCTCAATTAACTTCATAATCGAACCCAAGTGCTTGTAGCTCATAAGAATCGTATTCGCGTTACCTTTAGCGCGTGTACGAACTTCAGTATAAGCGTCAAAGAGACGTTCAAGAAGATTAGTAGCGGTGATCGCCGATCCGTCTACGTTTACAGCTTGCAAATAAGGATATGCAAGTTTGGAAACACCGTGCAAGTTAGCTGCACCACCGTTAGCTGCGCTCAAAAGAGCATCATACAACGATTGGAAACCAGCAGACTGAGCACCAGGGTGGTAGCATTTTGCCGCTTGTGCAACGGTATATGCAGAAATTGAAAATGCACTACCACCGCGAGTATCCGACACAGTTACAACTTTAGTGTTTACGTTTACAGCCGTAACATAAAGTGTTTGAGGCGAAGAGTTACCATCGTCGAGCGAAAATTTCTGACCAAGAACAAAACGATCAATGCGGTCTACAGTCATAAGACCAGTACCACCAGTGTCGCCGTCAGCGGTCAAAGTTGCAAAGTGCGGGCCACCAAGAAGGTTGATCGACACAACTTCTTTGAAGTATTGCATCATCGCTTCGATGCGGTCAGGGAGAATCTTAAGGAAAGATTTCTCGTTAGGGCCGCCGTCGTGTTCTTGCAAATCGCGGGAATGGAATTGCATGGTCGCGTTCACGTGCTTTTGTGAATTGATTCGTCCACGGACGAATTGGTCTTCAGCAATATCTGACTCACCTGCCAAGCTACCAAATTCGATTGATGAAGCACCTGCTCCCACAAAAGGCACAATATAAGCCGCTTCTCCTGACACAGAACTTGCGCCGCGCCAACCTTCGTCGATTTCGACGTTGTTGAGCATCCAATCGCGTTTAATCATTTCTTCTTTGAGTAGTTCTAGCGGCATATAGTCTTTCAACATTGCCGAGAACGATCTTGTTACTGACATTTATTTTCTCCTTAATCTAATTGTTTGGCACGCTTCTTAAGATCATCAAGTGATCTAATAGCTTGCCGTGTTGGTGATCCTGATCCTTTTCCGACGTTAGGAATCACACGTTTTCCTGTTGTTGCTATTTGTTGTGGTGCCATTGTTGCTTGTTCTTGAGTTGCGCCCAAGAACGGCGAAAATTCTCTTGATACAAGAGAGAGCAACTGGCTTGGGCGAACATGAGTACCTTGCTGGGCCACCATGTAGGCTCCTCGATCAATGACAAGAGACTTGAAAGCACCTTCTCCGTAAGCCTTGTCATAGGCTGACTTCAACGAAGAATACTCGGGCTTGGCTAGCTCCATATCAAGCTCGATGTCAGTTACGCGGGCCAACTCTTGCGAAGCTTGCTCGCGATACATCATATTCTCTTCCATGATTCGCTCTTTTTCAAGCTCCATCATTTTTTTTGCTTCAATAGCTTCTTGTTGTTCTTGTGGAAGCTGTGCTCGATCAAGCTTAGCCTTCACAATCTTAAACAACATATCATCGGTGTAACCAAGCTCTTGAAACACTCGATCATGATCTTCCTTACCATAATGATATTGCAGCTTGTTTACGCGATCTACAATTGGCTTCCATTCTGATTCATAGGTGCCAATTTTCTCGCGATACTTAGACGCAGCATCAGCACGCTGAATATAATCGCGAACCTTTTTCAACGAATCATCGTCCTTAATCAATCCACGAAAAAACGGATCAATCTCACGCTTCTTACCGTCAAATTCATAAGTGTAATCAGGAGTCCACGCGGACGCTTGCGCATCAGGGGTAGATGCTTGCTGAGTCTGCGTAGATGGAGCTGATTGAGTTACTTGCGTTTGCTGTGTTGTTAGTTCTGTTGACGTGTCTGTGCCTGTTGTTTCTTCTGTTGCCATAATAATCTCCGCGCCGCAATCCCTCGCGAGGCGCTCTGCTATCAGAAACTAGAGTGTTTCTGTTGAGGGTGGAATAACTTCGGCTTGGAGTCCTTGCGCAGTAGGCTGACTATTAGCAGCCACTTCAGGCGAAGCCTGTCCAAGCATCGCAATAGCACTTTCTGGCATTGTTTCCATTTGTCTCTTAAATGTTCCTTGATCTTGAAGCTTTTCAATGAGCCAGTTGAGAGCATCATACGGTACACGCGCTCTGCGCGTTCTCTCAGGATTGACAGGATCTTGAATGAAGAAGTCCACACCAACCATCGCTCCACCATCAGGAATAAACCCAGATTGCGCACGAAGTGCAGCATCTCGTTGAGAACTTACAATATCAAGGTGCGCTGCGATATAGTCCTGATACATCTGTTGCATTTCAGGGGCCATGAATTGAAAGTCTGCTTGATTCATTCGCATGGTAGCCTTGTTGACAAGAAAGTCATGAGGCTGTGATTCAGTTACAATCGGCATCATCCCGCGATCAAGAGAAAGTAAATCGTTTGTTGCCATTGTTTCATTCATCGTTAAATCAGAAAATAAATCATCAACATTGGCGTAAGGAAGGCCCTTAATAAGCTTACCAATCATATTCTGATCCAAACTTGAACCAACATACTGTAAAGCGTGTTGAATAGTAAGAGTACGACCAAGCTTGGTTTCAACATCTTCTGATTGAGCTTCAATCACAATCTCAAGAGACTGATCGTTTGCACTCTTAAATTCAGGAATGTTGACCATCTCACTTCGACCAACAGAAAATACAACCATATCATCTGGAATGTAGTATTTCGCCATTCTCAAATATGTCATGCAAACGCGTTTCAAGAATCCTTCAAACGGCTTGATGTAACGTAAAAATTTCTTCTTCTGAGATGCAGCCCTAAAAAGCAACGTGTGCGGATCAAGATTGGCTTCAACATCTTCTTCTTCAATGTCAGCCAAATCATACATCTCACTTACAGTGCTCTGTGCATAACCAACATATTGATCTCCTGATCTACCAGGAAGGACTGTGGGAGCTGGGCCAGAGACAGTAACAGCTCGAATTCCAGGAAGTGTAGCTCCAGCAGAAACCTTAGCTCCATTCTGCAAAATAAGCTTATCATCGCCCAGCGTGACTTGCGTTTCGGCAATCTTACTAATAGCCCTGTTGACCTCAAGCTGAGAATGTCTAAGAGGTTCAACAGCACTAATGCCACGACACTTAGTCTGAATGTACTCATATCGTTCGCAAACAATCGGGAAAATTCCTTCAGGAAGCTCTCCTTCATCTAAGATAACTCCGGCTGAATGAATGTAGTAATAGCCTTTCGGATATTCAGGGCTAGGCTTAAAGTACCACTCCTTAACAAGCACTTCATCTTTCTTGTTTCGTCTATACCCTTGGTTAATATCGAAAACCATAAATGGTTGCTCATAAGAACCGCCACCAATTTGATCTGCTTTATCAGGGAATAGTTGCTTTAAGTTATCAGTCTTAACTGACTTGCGAAGACAATAATAAGTGGAATCTTTTAACGCTTGAGCCGATGGATCTCGAAGCACGTTGAAAGCAAAAATCTCTTCAAACTTAAGCTGCCCTTGATGAACTGGCTTAGTTTCATCAGCCACAGGCTGGCCCATTTCATCAACTGCGGGCTGACCATCTGGAGTCATCAATGGCTCATGGCCAACAATCGGGCCAGCAGTTTCATCCCAATAAATCTTAGCCCACACTTCACCAATGCCAACAAAATCATCAGACCATTGACGAACTAGATTGGAAAAATCATTTCTCTCTTTGCCATCAACCCAAATAGCTTGATGTAATTCTGCTGATTTCTGATCTTGAAGTTCTTGCCTATGTTTCGGGCCTACAGTGACAGATGGAGATGTGGCAACAATCATGTTGCTGATACGACGAATGATGCGACCAAGGTGGTTCTTCGTTAGCCTAATTCGCACGTTTTCTTGCAAGTCAATCGACTGCCTAATGCGCTGAAACTGAGATCCGCGCTTGTAGTAGTGATCTCCAGAAATCATGAGGAGTCCACTCCTCATTTTAGCGAAATCCTGCTTATCGCACTCTTCTGATTCGGTGTAGAGTCTATCTAAATCCTTGGCTGAGTTAATCTTAATCACTCTTCATCCCCCATTGCATTGTTTTCAAATGCAAGAGGATCAGAGATAAGAAGTTCATCCTTAATCATTTCTTCGACCATCATTTCATCTTCCTTAGAAACAGGTCTATAGATGATTTCTTGTTGCTGAATCGTAGGCTCTTGCACCACGTCCATTGTATCCTTTTTTTCAGGAAACGTAATCTCAAGAGAGTCGAGCTTGAATCTCAAAACCCCTTCGGTAGAGCAAGTCTTAATAACCTGAACTAATCCCCTAGCATCCCATTCCAAAATTCAAACTCTCCCTCTATTTCGTCTAATGAATCATTATTTTTCCACATTTTCAACGCGTCCCTGTTAGTTCTTGCCTCAAATGCAGAATAATATGTCGCGGCTTTCTTGGCTTGGTCTGCAGAGACAATCAAATAATCACCGTTATTTCCTGATCTCATATTAAAAGGTATCTTAATGCACGCATATCGTAGCGCATCAATCAAATCATCGGGGCAATATGCAGATGACGTAGACTTGACAGCGTTAAAAGATAAACTCTCAAACTCTTGAGCGATCTTATACCCCTCCAAGAACTGATCCGGCACACCATCCTTCTCAGATAACTCACTTGGAACATAGAATTTCAAGATTCCTGTCTTTAAAAGTGAAGAAACAATCGAATTTCCAGCATCTCTTGACTTATCTGCACGCAAAAACGGCAATCCACGACGTGCAGCCAAAGTACCTAAATCTGTCGCAGAAAAGTCATAATATGTAGCAGTAATGTCGTTTACCACCGTATTTTTCATCTCAACCCACTTATCAATGACATCTTCTGCTGTTGTTACGCGCTTATCACCACGCCACATCCTAATGGCACGCGCTTGAGTGTAGTCTGGGTTGACCGCAACAAACACAATCGTTGATGGATGGCCCTTATCACCACCACTTCCAAAATCTATCCCAGAATATACTTCCCAGTTGCGCGGAATGTGATGATAACCAGCCAAATGCTTGTCTCGATCAAATTGAGGAAAGCGTAAACCGTCATCCTTCACAAACTTTCCATAAATACGACGCTGTACTTCAGCATTAGTCGTACACTGATCTATACGTTCCTTAATTCTCTCCTTACTCCACATCGTAGTTGTACCATCTGTGTACTTCATACAGTCAAAAAGAGAAATCTGCCTGACCCAAGCGTTAGGCCATACAGTGCGATCCTCAACAATCTTCTTCCAAAAGAGTTGCCCAGTTGTAGCTGTGAAGCCAAAAATCATATACCCTTGAGTTGCCGACACACGACTCTGAAGTTCTGGCACAAGTGCCTCATCAATTTCTTCATCACACGCAACAACAGCACAAGATCCAGCCTGAAGAAGCTCAGCTCCCTGTGCATACGTCTTAAAATAAATCGTAACTCCCTTGTGAATAAAATGAAGACTAGGCGGGAGCTTGTCTCTCTTACTATATTCCCAACCATATTCAGGATCATCTTGAGGAGGCAGAATCGGACGCCACTTATCGTGGAATTCCGAAATAGACATATCCCTTGTCGGATACAAGTACCACATCGTCGTTGGCTTGCGATTATTCTTATGCAACTCAGGCCAGAGTTCTGGCCAAAGCTCCTCGTTTGTAGCCCACTCAATCACCTTACGGGCCATCGTAAGACTCTTGCCAATCTGGTTAGCAGCAGTCACACACTGAACACGCGCTCGACAATCAAACCATTCCTTCTGCCACGGAAAAAACTTCATTCCATAACGATGCGGAAGTCGCTCACGCAGCGCAATCTCACGCTCAAGAGCCTCAAGCTTAGCAAGCTTCAGCTTCACAATCTCCTCATGAAGCCTACGCTTTTCTAATTCGTCATCAATGCTGCTCAAGACGCAGCCGCTCCTCTAACTCTTTCAACTTCAAATCAATCTCAGATGACTTCGCGTGAAGCCCAAGTGCCTTTACATCTTTCGATGTTAAGTTCACAGACATCTGCTTAATTTCCTGCACAGTCCTCTGCGTCGGCATACCGTTCTTACGAATATCAAGAAACGCCACTGCTTTCATAATAAGCTCAATTGCCTTATGGTCTATTCTGCCATCATCTGATTGCATCGGCAGATCAATGATCTGCTGAAGACGACGCAAGCCCCGAGCAAGAGCCTCGTCAACAAGCGAATCGTAGTGCGTTGGCGGTATTAAAACCCAAGCAAGCGAGTTCGGCATTGTCAGATGCTCGCGGAGCAAAATAGAAGGACTCCCTTTACCAATAAACCCTTGAATACCTCGAAACGTCATATTGGTTAAACTGTTCTGAGCTGCATCGTACTCCTGCCAAAAAGCAGTTCTTACTTGATTCAAAAATGGTGTAGGACGCACAATCGGCTCAAGGTGCGTTTCATCCATCGTAAGAAGCGATAATGGCATATCATCAAATGTCTCACGGCACTCGCGAGGCATGATGTTGTAAAGTGACCTCTTATCACTCTTGCTGTATGGGCCGCCCTCATGAAATAGTCTTAGTTCTTTTTCATCCAATTCCATATCTTAACTGCAACATCCTCTAGGTGAGCGTTGGTTGTATCATAAATAAGATGAAATCGCGTTTCTTGATCCAGAGTTGTTTCAGATTCATGCGAATCGTTGGCCCACTTCTCAGCACGATTACGCCTAGCCTCTTTTGATGCGTTAAGCCTGACTCGACACACTTCAAGAGATATGGGCATAAAAAGCTCGTTGTGAAATCGCACGTCATCTACAATGACAATCGTATCCTTAATATCAAGAGCTAAATCAATACGGGGACGCATGATGTTGACCCAAAAGTCCTCTGACATCGCCTTCCTACCCCATTGCGTTCCAAGAAGCTGCAAAAGAACTCGATCTGGCTTTTCAGGCGTGCGAACTCCGTACTCTTGCAGCTTATGATAGATGGCATGGTGCAAGTCGTACAAAGGATCTGCAAACTTCATCAATACTGGAATGTATTTCTCATCCTTGGCTAAGTGAGCAACTCGACGAGCTACTGTTGACTTACCAGCTCCTTGCGGGCCACTGATAAATAAAACTCTCTTCATAGCTCGATAGTAATGTCGTTTACCCCGCGTGGCAAGATGACCCCACGCACTTCAGAATGTTTAAACTCAATAATCTTCTCAGGATGCGAATGACCCATAATAACAATCCTAAGAGTCGGAAGCTCTCGCTTTCGCTCATCAATCCACTCAAGCAAGTTCTTATTGGGACGCACTTGGAAATATCTTCTTAAGCCATCAATTGCTGGTGAAATCACATTTCTCTTAAGCCATCCTGCACCCTGCTTACCTGACCTGTAAGTTGTCGCACGCTCAATACCCCACATTGGAATATCACCGTGAGTGAGTAACACTGACTCCCAAAGCAAAAACTCATCGTGCGTCTTCAAAGCATTGCGCTCGTGATTACCCATAATGTACTGCCCTCCATTGCGTTTCACATTATCTGAAAGAAGCATAGTCGCTTGCCTTGCTCGTTGCAAGTCAGCGGGGTGACAGTTGGCAATGTCAACAACATCACCAAGCAAATACACTGGCCAAGGGGAAGATTGAATCGCAAACGAAATATCATCAAGCGTGTGCGTTGGATTAACGCCATAAAGATGAATGTCGTTGATGATTCTTAGTTTCATATTTCACCCATCTCCAGTTCCATCGCAATCGCCATAGCCATCGCCATCGCCATAGCCATAGCCAGAGCTATTGCCAGAGCCATAGCCAGAGCCATAGCCGGAGCCAGAGCCATAGCCATCGCCATAGCCGGAGCCAGAGCCATAGCCAGAGCCATAGCCATAGCCAGAGCTATTGCCAGAGCCATCGCCATTGCCAGAGCCATCGCCAGAGCCAAAATTTACGCTTTCCACGTTAATTACCCATTCCCAGTTCCACCGCCATCGTCAGAGCCATAGCCAGAGCCATCGCCAGAGCCTAAGCCAGAGCCAGAGCCATCGCCATCGCCAGAGCCAAAGCCAGAGCCATAGCCATCGCCATAGCCGGAGCCAGAGCCATAGCCAGAGCCATGGCCAAAACCATAGCCATCGCCAGAGCCATC